ACCTCGCCTAATTATCCCAACATACTTAGAACCTTCTTGGAAAATCTCAACATCTTCGGCAGCGTGGCCAGAACAATTAGCTTCCATCTTATAACTAAAGTCACTTATCTCTCCGCCATAGTGAGCATTACCTGTTAGTGTTCCGTTGTCTGCTCCCAGCCCTGAGTCTGTTGTTCCGTCATCTGTCATAGTGATGTTCAACTGCAAAGCAGCGTCGAGAACTGTAACTCTTGCAGAGGTTATGTCTGCTGCAAGTTGTGTGCTATTCCACTCTCCACTTTCATGTCGGTAATATGCCATGATCTCTCTAGCAGATAAAGCCACACTCCAATATTTAACCTGTCCGATTGCTCCTTTAAAGTCCTGCGTATGTGTTGCGTTGCTTTCTAAAACACCAATGGCGAACTTATCGCACGCTGTAAGTTTCCCATACCAATCCGTTAAATCTGTGCTTGTTGCGTCTGTCATAGCCACCGCAGCACCGTCTACGTATAGAGTCGGTCGTGTTGCGTTCTGGACTATTGCAACATGATGCCATGTCTTACTGCTTAAAACATTATCTGTAGCTCTAACCTCAAACTGTGTAGCGCCTCCATGAGACAACTTAACCGACAATTTGCCTTGTGTGAAATTATTAAAAGTTAGCCATTCTGTTGCGCTGTCATTATCCCCTGCGCTTAATATTGTCTGTGTTCCGCTTACTGTATCTAAATAAACCCAAGCTGTATAAGTCCCAGTTGTATCACCAGCCGCTACTCTAGCAACTGCGTGAGCATCGTGTAGAACATAGTCATCAACACCATCAAAATAATTACCTCTCCTTCCTGCCCCACTTTCCTTAATAACAATTACATCTCCAGCGGCCATTATTTAGCCTCCTTCTTTTTTGTTTTCTTTGGCTTCTTCTCTGCTACGATAGGCTCTGGATAATCTGGGGTTGTCATCACTTCATGCTCAGCGTCTTTGATAACAGGCGCTCCCTTCATCAGCTCCTCAAAAGCCTCCTTTTCTTCTAGAGTCATAAAATTAAATGTTGCTTGATAAACCATTATGCCACCGTCCCATGGATCACTCCAGCTCTGATTAATTCCTCAATTAAAGTTCCCAAGATATCTCCCAAGTCTGCCACGTCAGCAGTGCAGTCCAAAACATAATCTCTTGTCCTGTTAGTAACAGCAAACTTAGTTGAGCCTGTAACATCACCAGCAATATAATCCCTCTTTCCGCCTTCAAGAATAGCAGCCATTAGTTAATAACGTCAGTGAGTTTGTAAACTGCATATGGATTTGGCCTGACTCCCTCCCCTTCGCACCAAACCCTTACTGCCTTGCCGATGCCAGGCTCGTCTATTATTGCGGAAGTTGTAGGCATAAACTCTCTCCAAACCACAGCCTTAGATGGACTAAAAATAGTTACTGTATCTGTAGGCCTTAGAGGGTCTGAAACAACTTTTACACCCAGAAGTGTCATAACTTCACCTGTCTCAATCTTGGTACTAGAGAACCCAGGAATACTAGAACCCTTAACAGTAATCAACCACCTTAACAACCACTTCTTTTCAGCTGGATTCATGTAAGCGATCAAGTCTCCAGTGTTGTAACCATAGCTTTCTATAGTCTCAATCGCAATTAAGAAGTCATAGATAGGATCAGCATCAGCGTCGACATTCCAGCCATTACCTGCAGCTGCAGCAGTAGAACATCCAGCAGCGTCTAAGACTGTTAAAATTCTAGCATCTACTTTCTTGTTAACTGCTCTCACAGTGTCCTTAATGATGTCTCCCCAGATATCTGGATCGCTATCTTTCAAATCCTCAATGCTCAGCATAGGAGAAGTAGCAAAGAATTTCTTAACGTAGCTTGTGTTTCTTGTATAAGAGTTCTCAATAACGACAGGCATAGCCTTAGAAGCACTTTCGATCATATCTGTAGTAACGCCTGTGGTAGTTGGAGATGTTAAGAAATTACTAGCGCCTGCTGCAGATGTTTTCTGATACCAGCGAATCTCTCTCGCTGATGTTGGCACAACTCGAACATAATTTTTAAGAATAACTCCTACATCTGCAAAGCCTTCAACCAGCTTATTAATATCAATTCCCCTAATTTCTGCCTGTGCTGCTGTGTCTGCCATTTTATGCTAATTGTAGTCCTAGTGGATTTAATTGGAATAGAAAAGTTTCGCCATCTGATGCGGTTTCAAGAGCCATACCAATAAGGTGTTCTGAGTTTACATCTGCGACCACCATCTCGTTAGCTGCGCCTGTACCTGTATCTGAGATTATACCCATACCAGCCACAACACCAGCTAATCCAGCATAACCTTTGAATATTCCAGCCATATAAACCCCTATCTTAACCTTGCCATCACTTGCAACTTTCTCCTCAGCAGCAATTCCTATGATTGCATCGGTATCGCCTGTTGTCGTCGCAACTGTAAAAGGATCAGAAAGAAGTAACAAAGCACCTTTTTCAATTCCAGCGCCATCTGTACATGTGAACGGTATCGCTGGTGCTGTTTCAAATACTAGGGTGGTTTCAAGGGCCATGCTAAATTGAGAACAATAAACTATTTAAATCTTGCGTTAAACGGCTAACCGAATAACTTTAGCTGTTCCTTGCAAAGTTCAAGCAATTTCTCATTAATTTTGAGATTTCTATGCTCTACTTTTATAGCATCAAGGCATTTCTCCTTTGTCTCTTCCCAAAACATCTCGTCGGTATTCTCCGCAACCTTGAGCCCTAGCTTCTTGTCCTCTATCATTTTGCTTTAAACTTACCCGACATTACTTCATCAGCATATTCTTTAGGAGTTTTCTCAGGGGTTTTCTGGGGAGTTCCTGCCTCTGATCCTCCGCCCACAGCCTTTCTAGCTTGTAGTTGCTCCTCACGAGTAAGTAATTCTTCTCTTCTGTCGTTCTCTCTCTTCTGCCTCTCCGCTATCTGATCAGCTCTGTCTAGTTCGGTAATAGTCTTTTCCTGTTCTTCGTCCTTCTTTTCAGGTTCTTTCTTTTCTTCTATCATGCTTCACCTCCTTTCACGCTACCACCATTATCAAAAAGCCAATGATGGCTGCAATCATAAACTCTTCTGTTTCTGTCATTCTGTTTCTCCCACTACATCTTGAAACATCATCGCTATTAACTCAGGATCAGGAAGCACACCAGAAACAATTATCTCTGAGATTATAGTCTTGCCTACCTTTATCTTTCTTTGTTGCTTCGCAATTCTTCTTTCAAGAGGTCCTAAAAATTGAGGGTTTGTTCGCGCTTCTATGCTATGAATCCTTGCCTCTTGCATTGCCTGCTCTAACTCTAAAAGGCTAAGCTCAATCGCTTCTAGCTCTTCATACGCTGCAAGTGGCCCACCCTCATAGGCGCCTATTGCTGCCGCTCTTATTGGATCGGGGATTTCCTCAGACATCAAGGCCACCTCAGATTCAATACTCCTCAGTATTCTATCTCCTCTTTCAACTGTGCTTTTCTTAACTATCCCTGCACCAGCATAAGCCACAGTTCCCACAGTTAGGGCTAATGCCCATGATTTGAGTTTTGTCGCTAAACCTGAAACCGCCGCCGTTCTCGCGGCTGTGTTGGTGGCTATTTTTGTGGTGATTGCTGTTCTTGCTCCATGCAAAGCCAACGCTTCGGCTCCTACAGCAATCCCACCTATTAAAATGGCTAAAGCGGCAGCTGAAATAGCCCCAACCTTAAGGCTCTCACCTACGTCCTCTCTAGCAATCGGCTGAGAAATTGCTCCTGCTTGGAGGTTCTCTGCCCCGGGCGGTAGAATATCTCCAAAGAACTCTCTACCGGGAGCGGTTGGTGGTGGTGCCTCAGGGGGCAGCTCTACTGGTTGACGTCCGGCCATAAACTCTTGAGCCTCTGCTGCTCTTTTTGCCTTGACTATTTCGGCAGCTGTCTTTTCTTCCTTAACCTTCTGTTCTCCGGTTGTTATCTCGCCCCTCTCTAATATCGGCTGTTCTTCTGCCGGAAGTCCTGCCTGGTCTGCTCTAGCTTTAGCTAACTCTAGTCTCTCCTTATCACTAAGGTTCTGCTTTTTCTTGTTAGGTTTTACAAACACCATTTATTTCACCTTTAACTGTGGCGCTGACCATCCAGCTAATCCGGCTATTATAGCAACAGCGACGCTAAACATCGTGCCGTTTAGGCCTTTCATCAAAGCTACAGCTTCCAAGAAAGCTAAAGCGATGATAGCTGTTATAATAACAGTTTTGCTTGTTTCCATTTATTCTCCCCTCCCCGCAGTTGTATCATTAGGCTGGAATCCTGTCTGTGATGTGTTCTTAATCTCGTCTTGCTGCTCCTTTTCCTTGAGGCTAACTGGAGGAGAGAACTCTAGCCTTATCGCCATCTGATTCCAGAGATCAGCTTTAAGCTCTTCAACTTCCCGAGTATAGACTTGCTCATAAACCAGATATGATACTTTTGCATCTCCTTCAGTTTCACTGGTTCCTCCAGTTATGATCCTTGGTACTCCGACCTGTCTGAGGATTACATCATCAAGATACCTGATCCAGGGCAGAATATCCTGAAGCATGGCCTTTGTATCCTTGACCTCTACTGTTCCTTTTGGAATGATAAGAACCTCTCCTTTCTTAATTGCCTCTTCGTATTGGGTTTTAAGCTGAGCAATCTTAGTTGTGTTTTGGGTTTCAACTTCTATGATTCTTACAGGCACGACATTTCTGTGCATGACTTTCTTCTGGTCTGTAACAGCTTCCTCTCTTGCGAGCAAGGCCCACTCAACTCCCTCTGTGACACTAACGCCTATTATCCCATCCGCCACTCTGTCGTTTATCATGTGAAGAATCTCCTGAGTCTTAAACTCCTTTGGCTTCTTTCCCTTTACTTTAGAGATTTGCTCATATCTTAGAATAACTCCATCTGGGCCTATAACAGTTACCATGCTCGCCGGGTCCAGAGGCTTGAGATTGATGAGGATGCCAGAATCTGGGTTTCTTATTATGTGAGCGAAAGAGGCTCCATTAACTTTCTTAACAACGACCTGATTCCATAATATCGCAAGGATAGAATCCTCTCCGCAGCCTGTTATGTTGTCAAGCGTGGCTGTAGTTGCTGGGTCTGCTTTCCATCCCTTGCCAAGAACCCATGTCGCAAAGGCATTGATGGCGTTCCTGTAGCCGCCGATGTTCTTCTTGTAGTAAGTATAATATTGGTTCCAGTTGGTGTTGTAATATCTTGTCTCATCTTGTTCTCCTGGGCCATCAGTGCTGATTGGACTTACAGAGTAGTCAGTCACGGCTGTTGTCATGTCGCTTACAACTGCATTCGCTATATCATATTCTCCCATTATATCGCTATCCTGAACGGAATGTCTAGTATTAAATCTGTGTTTCTTGTAATGCCATCTACGTCTGTTACTGTCTGGGCTGAGTTAGGATCGAACCAAAGAATAACCTTGGCTGTGCCTCCCGGGGCGTCGTCTTTGGCCCATAGCTCTACTGTAAGCCTTAGCTTCTCTCCTATTGCAAAGTGAGTTCTTGTAAGAGCCACCCTTATACAATCTCTATAATTATGATCTTGAGTTCCCGGCCTAACGCCTGTTGTTGTTGTTCCGATTATTGTCTCTGCTGAGGCTAGATTAATATGAGCAATATTAACGACTGTTTCATTATCAGAACTGTTTATATTTGCAATCCTCACTCCGTGTGTTAGGTTAATAACGGCTACCCCGTCAATTATAGCAGGTCTTAGAAACTCAATATCATAATCAAGATCAATAGCTTTAGTTTTTGTATCAACCGGGATCGCTGAAGATAAAAGAGAAATGGGTTGGGCGTCTATTTGTTTAGAAGTTAGAAAGTACGTGGCGGTTGTAACTGTGTTACTTGCACATCCATAATATCTTTTGTAGCCTACTCCGCTTGTGAGGTCAACCCAGTCGTAACTAGCAACTGGCTGTGCTCCTGTAACTGCGTACTTTTCTCTGATTGTCATTATGCATCTAATACGAATGTTTTAATATTCTGATCCTTAAGTTTTGCTATTGCTCTATTTGCTGTGTCGTCAAGAACATTAACCATAAACTGAGCTTCTGACAGGCTTGTGAATCCTGCCGTGTCCGCCGATATGACCTTAATCGCGCAAAGGCAGGCCGAGGCCTCATGCAAAAGCCCTTTAACATCTGCGTTCAATCCTGCTGCATAAGCATCAGACCAATTGTATTCTGTCTCCGAGTTAATTATAGCTTCAACATCCAGAACATAGACATCGGTTGCAGCCGTGGCCTTTGCAGTTGCGTTTGCATTTACTCCCGCTCTTGCCTGAATCATGGCGTTTGTCGTCCATACCCCATCATCAGCCATCTACTTCCTCCTTAACTGCTGGATGAGTTCCTGCAGAGTTATGATTAAGGCAGCCTCGGCATCAGAAAGGTCGTACTCTTCTCCCTTGATCTTCACTTTCTTTGTCATAGGTTTGTTAACGAATCCAAATATTTAAAGTTTTGTCTTTCACGCACCAGGCAGCTCGGACCAGCCCTTCTGCAATGTGAGAGTATTTTCCTGCATGAGCTCCGAAGATTCTTAACTTTGTTGGCTGGCCTTCTTTTACAACATATTCGTACTGGATGGACTTTAGGGATTCTACCAAGTCCTCATCATTCAAGAGCTTTATGTGTCCTCTCTCCATTAATGCCACGAGATTGTTGTAAAGGTCTTCTTTCAGGAGCTTGGTTTTGCTCTTGTCTTCCTTATCATAAGGTCTGGCTCTGTTGTTAATCGCTACAACCTTATATCTGGTGTCGTCGTGTCTTAAGAGGTGATCAAAGATACCGACACCCAGCGATCCAGAGCCAGCATCAATGTAGATGTAGTTGAAATCGTAGATGCGTTCAAGCTCTATTATCTTGTCTTCTGTCTCCGTGGTTAGGGTTTTTCTTGTTGATATGTTCTCGACCTGCTCTATTGCCTCCGGATTGGTATGATCTAGGATTTCAAAGGTAGATATGTCCTCTCCCATCCTCGCAATGTCATTTCCCATGCTATACTCTCTTCCTTTAAGGAAAACAGGCCTTCTGGAGAGTTTACAGCACTTTATAAGCAGTTCATCACTAAATACTCGCTTAAGTTCGTCCAGAAAGACCGCTAGGTACTCCTGGGCGTATTCTAGCTTAGACATGGCCTTTTTCTCGCTTTCTAGGAACTCTTTATCATGTCTCGGGCAGTCTTCCGCGCTTACATAGAACTTAGTAAAGTTAGGTTTCTTAGAACATTCGTAAAAATAGCCTGCTTTCCCTCTTGGCGTACTCAGAACGTCCATAGTTCCCCCTGTTACAGATAGCATGGGGGTGGTGGCTACGAAGATTTCCCGGGCCATTGGGGCTGCTTCATCAATAACCAGGTCTGTGAGGGTGTAGGTTCTAAGGCCGTCGCCCGTCAGGCCGGCAGCATAGCACATAATCTTGGAGCCGTTCGTCAGGTTAATCTCGTGCTTTGTCGGCTTTAGCTTTCCTCTCTTTATCATCTTTGGATAGACGGCTTGTAAATACATTAGGGTTTTGAAGAAAAGGTTGTAGGCCTGCTTTTCTGTTAGGGCTATCATCATAATTATGCGGTCCTTATTTTCTGCAGCCCTTTTTCCAAATTTTATAGAGGCTGCAGCTGTCTTGCCGCTTTGCCTTCCGCATAACAAAAAAGAGTTGCCCTTGGTGCTGATATACTTCTCTTGCCATGGGTCGAGAGTGAGCCAGGGTCGCGAGATGTCGTATTCCATGGGAAATAGAGGGTTGGGTATTATATAAAATTTGTGGGCGGGGTTAGACAAAGCTCAATGTTTCAGCTTTTCAAGTCGGGGGGTATCTTCGGGTTTTTACTGATTTTCCATAGGAAATGAAGGTTAGAGAAGGCAGTATATGGCCACTAGGAGAGTACCGTCCTGCTCTAAGAGCGTAGGCTGCACGAAGTTACGACGGAGTGCCGAGCCGTCCACCCCCCCGGGGGTTAGCGCTTCCTGCCCAGCCACCGTTTCAGTTCGTATTGCTGTGGCTGGTCCCCCGCCCCTCAACGAATTCCTCTTACCTCCCAGCGAATAAGGCTACTGTTTATTTACAATAAACAGAAGATATGTAGAGATGATGGGGGTGGGATGAGGGGGGCGGGGGATTGCATAACCTTGGGTGGGTATGGTGTTGGTATTACATACCATATATCATACGTATATACGTATGTTTTTCTTTCTTTGGTTCTTTCTTTCTTTTT